GGTCCCCCCGGCGGGGGCTTCGTCGTGCCCACCGTCCGCCGCCTGGAGGGACTGCTCACCCGCATGGACACGGGCCGCGGTGAGCACGGGGCCCAGGCGGCGGACCTTCACTCCCCCGAGTCACAGGACGGCCACACGGCCACCACAACGCCCCCCAACGGCGCATGATGCCCACTCAGCATCCGTAGCCCTTGGGGGGACCATGGCCACCTACCGCGAGGTACAGACAGCCGTCCGCGTCGAGAAGCTCAGGCTCTGGTTCGCCTGGATCACCGGCAACTTCATCGCCCTCGCCATCGCCATCGCGACCCAGGACGTCCACATCGTCAGCGTGATCACGCAGGTGCTGCTCGTCGCCGTGTTCGGCGCCCTCACCGTCGCCCTGTTCCGCATGACCGGCGCCCTCAACCGCAAGGCCCAGGCCGCACGCGACGACGTCCTCGGGGACGTGTAGCCCAACCCTCGCTCTGAGCACCTCAGATCCGATGGGAGACCACATTGCCGAAGAACGGGAACAGCGCCCTCAAGCGCGCCGTCCGCGCTCGCATGGCGGAGACAGGCGAGCCTTACAACGTCGCCCGTCGCAAGATCCTGGATGAAGCGGAACGACAGGCCAGCAAGTAGTCGGAGGTGGCGCCCGTGGCCGGTATCCGCAACGGGCGCCCCTACCGCCGCCTCGTCGCCGCACAGAAGGCCCTCGGCCTCCCCTGCTGGATCTGCGGCCACAACATCCCCGAGGCGGTCGACGGTCGCACGCACCCGCTCGCCTTCACCCTCGACCACCTGATCCCGCTCAGCCGCGGCGGCGACCTCACCGACCCCGCCAACGCCCGCTCGGCCCACCGCCGGTGCAACAGCAGCCGCGGCAACCGGACGACCACCGCGCCCAAGGCTGCGCGGCAGCGAGCCTCGCGGAGGTGGTGACCGCGTGCTGCACGTCGTCACCGGTCCGCCGGCCGCAGGCAAGAGCAGCTGGATCAAGGCGCACGCCAACGCCCGCGACATCGTCATCGACCTCGACCTCATGGCCCTCGCGATGGCCGGCCCCGGCGCAGACCACCACGCGCACAGTGACGTACTGCTGCGAGTCGTCCACCGCGCCCGGTACGCGGCCCTCGACGAGGCGTACCAGCACCTCGACAAGGTCGACGTGTACGTGATCCACACGCAGCCCAGCGCGAAGGCGCTCGCGAAGTACAAGCGCCTCAATGCGCGCATCGTCACGGTCGACCCCGGGCGGGACATCGTCATGCAGAGGGTCAAGGCCATGCGACAGCCCGAGATGGAAAGGGTCGTCACCCGCTGGTACAACGCCCGGCGCGGCCGGCCCCGCGAGGCCATGCCGCAGGCGTCGCGATCATGGTGACCATGATCAACGAAGCGAGCCCGGCCCCTTTTTGGTGGCCTTCCCGGGCGACCCAAACGCCCTTCTCGCCCGATTTTTTGCGCGGCGATTTTGAAAGCCTATTCACGCGAACTGAGTTGGGTCACATTAGTGGCTTCACTCTCCGTGACGTCACCCTCTGTGACTGCCACTAATTCACGCGAACTCGGTTCGACTGAATTAGTGGCGGCCGTGTCCACGCCAACTCGGGGGTGGTCGTGAGCATTGTCGACAAGATCACTCACGAGCTCGAAGACCTGCACGCCGACGAGACCTCACCCGGCATGGCGGCCGTCGCCCTCGACCTCGCGATGGCCATGGCGGGCACGGACGCGCCCACGGCCAAAGCCGTCGCCGCCCGCGAACTCCGCTCCATCATGGCCGACCTGCGCAGACTGGCCCCGGTCGGGGAGATGGGGGACACGGTCGATGACATTGCTGAGCAGCGAGCGAAGCGCCGAGCTGCCGCCCGAGAGCAAGCCAGCGGCTGACGGTCCCTTGTACGGCTGGCAGGAGCCGCCGATCCAGGTGGCGCCCCCGTCGGCGTCGAGCGCGGGCCAGGAGGCCATCGACCTCGCCGCCCGAGCGGGCCTGAAGCTGGACCCGTGGCAACAGCACGTGCTGCGTATCGGCATGGGCGAGAAGCCGGACGGAAGCTGGGCCGCGTTCGAATGCTGCGTCAACGTGCCGCGACAGAACGGGAAAGGGGGTCTCATCGAGGCCCGCGAGCTGTGGGGCCTGTTCATCGGCGGCGAGCGGTTGATCCTGCACAGCTCGCACGAATTCAAGACCAGCAAAAATGCATTCAAAAGGATCGAGCGCCTGATCCGCGCATGCCCTGACCTGCACAAACGCGTCAAGGCGTACAGGTACACGGTCGGTGAGGAATCGATCGAGCTTCACTCCGGGCAGGTGTTGCGGTTCATCGCCAGGTCGAAGGGCAGCGGGCGCGGTTTCACCGGCGACTGCAACATCCTCGACGAGGACATGATCCTGGGCGACGAGGCGATGGACGCGCTGCTGCCCACGATGGCCGCGGTGGAGAACCCGCAGATCTGGTACCTCGGATCGGCGGGCATCGGCGCGCCGTCCGTACAGCTCGGGCGCTTGCGCCGCCGGGCTCTGGCCGCGATTGAGGCCGGCACGCCGGATCCGTCGCTGGCCTACTTCGAGTGGTCCGCGAGCCTGCACGTCGCCGAGTGCGCAGAGGGCTGTACCGAGCACGATGACGCGGCCTCTGACGCGGCAGTGCTGAAGGCGAACCCGGCTGTCGGGTTTCGTCTGACGCTGGAGAAGGTGGCCAACGAGCGGTCAACGCTGAGCGCGGCAGGCTACGCCCGTGAGCGGCTCGGTGAGGGCGACTACCCGTCAGACACGGCGGACACGTGGCAGGTCATCGGCGAGGACGTGTGGCGGGCACTGGCGGACGCGGGCTCCGCCCCAGAGGGGGCGGTCGTCTTCGCCATCGACATGACTCCTGAACGCTCGCACGCGGCCATCGCAGTGGCGGGCCGGTGGCGAGGCGGCACGCACGTCGAGGTGGTCGAGCACCGGCCGCAGACCGGTTGGATCCTGGACCGGGCTGCCGAGTTGCATGAGCGGTGGAAGCCCCGGTGCTGGGTCGTCGATGCGGGTGGGCCAGCTGGCTCAGTCATCGGTGACCTGGCCGAGCGGCTCGGGGTGGAGGTCGTCTCCCCGAAGGCCCGGGAAGTCGCCGCAGCATGCGGCCAGTTCTACGACGCGGTCATCGAGCAGACCCTCAGCCATCTCGACCAGGCGCCCCTCGCGACGGCCCTGGCGGGCGCACAGAAGCGGCCGCTCGGGGACGCGTGGGCGTGGGCACGCCGCGGCGTGAACGTCGATATCAGTCCGCTGGTCGCGGGGACTCTCGCCAAGTGGGGGCTCGGCGCGGACGTCGAGGACGCAGTGGACCCGATGGACAACATCCTGTGAGAGGGGCCCGTATGACCAGGGCGAAGGTCGTAAGCGCCTTGGCGACGGCGGCCGGTTGGTCGCTGCGGCATCTGCCCGGTGCGGCTGGTGCGCTGCTGCTGTCGGCGGCGGCATGGCTCATCTACGTACCCGCGGGGCTGGCAGTGGCCGGCGTGTTCTGCCTGGCCGCGGACTGGAGGTCGAGGTGAGTCTGTTCTTCAGCCGGCGCGAGAGGCGGTCACTGTTCGCCGAGCCGCCGATCCCCCGGCCGTCCATGCTGGGCTCGACGTTCGCGAGCATCAATCTGTCGCACGCCGAGGCGAGTCTGCAGAAGGTCGCCGTGTGGGCGGCCACGGACCTGGTGGCGTCCCTCGTGGCCACGCTGCCCGTCGACGTGTACGAGGGCACGGGAGCGGCCCGGAAGGAACTGCCCAAGCCTCGGCTGCTGGAGGATCCGGCGGGCGACGGCTACGGGCTGGGCGACTGGACGTACCAGTACATGATGTCGGTGCTGCTGCGCGGTAACACCTACGGCAAGGTCGCCGACCGTGACCGGATGGCGAACCCTACGCAGGTCGTCCTCTATCACCCTGACGAGGTGCAGGGCTGGCGGGACCCGGCCAGCGGGGTGGCCCGGTGGCGGGTGTCTGGGGAGACGCTCGACGCCGAGGCGGCCGCGGACATGTGGCACCAGCGGGCGTACACGATTCCCGGCCGGCTGCTGGGTCTGTCGCCGGTGGCACACCACGCGTCGACGATCGGCCAGGGCCTGGCGGCCGCGAAGTTCGGTCAGCAGTTCTTCGAGGAGGGCGGCACCCCGTCGGGGCTGCTGACCAACGAGCAGGCCCTGGACCCGAAGCAGGCGGCCGTGGCGAAGCAGCGGTTCATGGCCGCGCTGCGCGGCTCGCGGGAGCCGCTCGTGCTGGGGCAGGGCTGGAAGTTCCAGGCGGTCTCTGTGGCCCCGGAGGAGTCGCAGTTCCTGGAGACGCAGAAGTACACGGCCGCCGAGTGCGCGCGGATCTACGGGCCAGGCATGCCGGAGATCCTCGGCTATGAGACCGGCGGATCCATGACCTACGCCAACGTCGAGCAGCGCAGCCTCGACCTGCTGACCTACGCCCTCGACCGCTGGCTGGTGCGCACCGAGCACATGTGGACGGCGATGCTGCCGCCCGGCCAGTACGTGAAGATCAACCGTTCGGCGCTGGCCCGTACCGACCTGCTGACCCGCTACCGCGCGCACGCCATCGCCCTGCGCAACCAGTTCATGGTGCCCAACGAGGCGCGCGACATCGAGGACAAGGCTCCGCTCCCCGGGGGCGACGTGCCGCTGCCCCTGGCCACCGCGAAGCCGGAAGAGACCGGACAGTGAAAGGGAGGGCGCCGTGAGCGTCAAGAGCGACCGGGCGAAGACGTCCGGTACCGAGCGGCGCGCGTTCCCCGTGCAGCTCGAAGTCCGCGCCAAGAAGGGCGCGTCCGGCATCTCGACGGTGGAGGGCTACGCCTCCGTCACCGAGTCGCCGTTCGAGATGTGGGACTGGCTGGGCCCGTACTCCGAGGTCGTGCGCACGGGCGCGTTCGCCAAGACCCTGGCGGAGAACCCGCAGGTGCAACTGCTGCTCAACCACGGCGGCCTGGCGATGGCGTACACGAAGGCCGGCAGCCTGCGCCTGTCGGAAGACACCACGGGCCTGCATATGGAGGCCGACGTCTCGACGAAGCGTTCCGACGTCGGCGACATGCTGGCCGCCCTCGAGGAGGGCAGCGTCGACGAGATGTCGTTCGCGTTCCGGGTGACCCGACAGCAGTGGTCCCCGGACTATGACCAGCGGGACATCCTCGAGGTCGACCTGCACCGCGGCGACGTATCGGTCGTCAACTTCGGTGCGAACCCTGCAACGTCGGTCGGGGCGTTCCGTTCCGCCGACTTCGACCGCCTCGACGAGGCGGACGCCCGGGCGCTGTACGAGCGCCTGCAGCGGCGCCTGGACCCTGCCCCCGTGGCGGCCCGGCACCCGCTGTCCCTGTACCTGGCTGAGGCCGACCTGCTGGCCTGAGCCGTTTTCCGCCTGCACCACCTGACGCGCCGGAGTCCACGCCGGAGCGTCCTGCGGCATGCCCGCAGGACGCCACCACCTGGATCACCACCCGGACGGTTCCGCGGGCGCGACCCCACCACAACCCTATGAAGGGAGCGAGCCATGCTCGCCTACCTGCGCAAGCAGATGACAGCCGCGCTCGAAGCCCGGGCCGCGCTGAAGACCGAGATGGACCAGATCCTCGCGGCGCCCAAGGCTGAGAAGCGCGACCTGTCCGACGACGAGGCCAAGACGTTCGGCGAGAAGCGCGACGCGCTCAAGTCGACCGACACCGAGATCGAGGCGTTCCGCGAGAGGATCGCCGACCTGGAGAAGGACGAGCAGCGCGAGCAGCGCGCGGCCCAGATCCTCGCCGAGCACCGCCAGACCGGCGAGCGCCGCGAGCGGGTGACCGTCGTCTCGGAGCCGGAGACCTACCGCAAGGGCGGGCAGACGTCGTACTTCCGCGACCTGTTCCGCGCCCAGATGAAGGGCGACACGTCGTCCATCGAGCGGCTGTCCCGCAACGACCGCGAGGTCCAGGACCACGTGGAGCGGATCGCCCGCGGCGCCGAGCAGGCCCTGGCGGGCATGGAGGCCCGCGCCCTGACCACGACGGACGGCGCTGGCGGCGAGTTCGTCCCGCCGCTGTGGATGATCAACGACTACATCGCGCTGGCCCGCGGCGGCCGCGTGGTCGCCGACCAGGTCCGCCCGATGGGCCTGCCCTCCGGCACCGACGCGATCAGCCTGCCGCGCGTCGCGACCGGTACCGCGGTGGCAGAGCAGACCACGCAGAACACGGCGGTGCAGAACACCGACGCGACCACCAACTCGGTGACCGCGAACGTGACCACGATCGCCGGTCAGCAGGTCGTCGCCCAGCAGCTGCTGGACCAGTCGCCGATCAACATGGACCAGATCCTGCTGGCGGACCTGGCCGCGGACTACGCGGTGAAGGCCGACACCTTCGTCATCAACAACAACGCAACCAACAAGGTCGGCCTGCTCAACGTGTCCGGCCTCAACGCGGTGACCTACACCGACGCGACGCCGACCACGGCCGAGCTGTACCCGAAGGTCGCCGACGCGATCCAGCAGATCCACACCGGGCGGTTCCTGCCCGGAGACAAGATCTTCATGGCGCCCCGCCGGTGGGCCTGGTTCACCGCGGCCGTCGACACCGCTGGCCGCCCGCTCGTCACCCCGGTGGCGAACATGCCGCAGAACGTCCTCGCCGCCATGGGCGCCGTCGCCTCGGAGGGCTTCGTCGGCACGCTGCAGGGCCTGCCCGTGTACGTCGACCCGAACATCCCGGTGAACCTCGGCGCCGGCACCAACGAGGACCGCATCATCATCCTGCGGTCGACGGACGTCATCTTCTTCGAGGGCACCCCGCAGGCCGAGGCGTTCCGCGAGACGAAGGCCGACCAGCTGTCCGTGCTGCTGCGGTTCTACAACTACGCGGCTCTGCACTCCTCGCGCTACCCGAAGGCCATCTCGGTCATCTCCGGCACCGGCCTGATCACCCCGACGTTCTGACGGCTCCCCGGGCCGGACGGCTGCTGCTGTCCGGCCCGGGCCCGCGAGGAGGTACGACATGCCCGAGAGGGAAACCGCAACGAACGTCCGTACCGGGGAGACCGTCGTCACCGAGCTGCCCACCGCCGACGAGGCGTACATCGCGTCCCTGTGGCGCGAGCGCGCTGGCTACGTCACCCACGGCCGCAAGGACCGCGTGGCGGCGGTGGACGCCGAGCTGGAGCGGTGGGGCGCTGGCCCGGAAGAGACCGCGGCCGAGTCGAAGCCGCGGCGCACCGCTCGCGGCGCCAAGAGCTGAGGCGGGCAGCATGGCCCTGCTGACGCTGGCCGAGGCGAAGGCCCAACTGGACATCGACTCGGCAGCGGACGACGCCGAGCTGCAGGTGTACATCGACGCGCTCACCGCGCCGATCGAGCGGCATGTGGGGCCTGTCGAGAATCGCGAGGTGTCCGAGACCGTTGACGGTCGCGGATTCACGATCTGTGTCACGCAGGTGCCTGCCGTCTCGGTCACCTCGCTCACGCCGCTCCTGCCCGGCGGGGTCGCCTTCGTCACCGCAGACCTCCTGCTCGACGGGGACGCTGGCGTCATCCGGCGGGCGGACGGCGGGAGTTTCGTCGGCGGCCCGTGGACGGCGCTCTACACGGCCGGCCGCGGCACGATCCCACCTACCATCAATCTCGCCGCCCGGATCCTGCTGCAGCACCTGTGGCGCACCCAGTACGGGGCGTCGCGCGGCATGTCCTCCATCGGCGGCGGTGAAGACTTCAGCGTCACCGAGGCGGTGCCGGGCTGGGGCTACGCGATTCCCAACCGGGTCCTGCAGCTGCTGGAGCCGTACAAGGTCCCGCCGGGGGTGGCGTAGTGCAGACCTCCCGCGTACCTGCCGCGGTCGACGCGCTGCTCGCGATCCTGCGGGCCAGGCCCGCGCTGGCCGAGGTTGCCATCGTCGACGGGCCAACGGCGGTGAACCTGACCCAGAGGCGCCGGATCCATATCGGCTGGTCGCCGGGCAGCGAGCAGGCCGTCGAGCTGGAGCAGTCGTTCAACGCGGCTGGGGCCCGGACCCGCGACGAGGCGTTCGCGATCTCCTGCTACGCGGAATCGCGGGGCGGAGACAAGGACATGTCCTTCCGCCGTGCCGACGCCTTCGACCTGGTCGGCGAGGTCGAGCAGGCGCTGCGGGCCACCGAGGCGGCGCCCGAGGCCCCCACCCTGAACGGCGCTGTCCTGTGGGCGCATCTCACGACCGGCAACGTCCAGCAGTCCGCCAGCGAAGGCGCCTCTGTGGGCGTCGAGTTCGCGGTGTCCTGCCGAGCCCGTATCTGATCCAACCAACCGAGGAGTACAGCCATGGCGCGAGTGCGCTACGTGGGCTCGGACCCGGTCACCGTGCCTGAGCTCGGCGACCGGCTCGTCGAGCCGGACACCGTGGTCGAGGTGCCGGACGAGCGGTTCGACGGCTACGTCTGCCAGACCACCAACTGGGAGCCCGTCGAGGAGCCCGGCCTGCGCGCCGCGGCCGAGGCGAAGAAGGCGGCGCGTGCCGCGAAGGGAGCTGATCTCTGATGGCGATCGGATCGGGCCTTGGCGCCCAGCTCGGTATCAGCGCGGAGAGCACCTACGGCACGTTCGTTGCGCCGGCCAAGTTCATCGAGTTCACCAAGGAGAGCCTCGCTCTCAAGAAGACGACGGCGCAGTCCGCGGGCATCGCGGCCGGGCGTCTGCTCGCTCTGTCGTCCCGGCGTGTGCTGACGCGTCAGGAGGTGCAGGGGTCCATCGACCTGGAGATCGTCAACAAGAGCATGGGCGTCCTGCTGCAGGCGCTCATGGGGACGACGGTCACGCCCGTGCAGCAGGTGGCGAGTACCGCGTACCTGCAGACTCACACCCTGGCGGACACGGCGGGCAAGAGCCTGACGATCCAGAAGGGCGTGCCGCTGACCACGGGCACGGTGACGGACAAGACGTTCCTGGGCTGCAAGGTCACGTCGGCAGAGTTCGCGTGCGAGGTGGGCGGCATGCTCACCGGCAGCTTCGAGTTCGACGGCAAGACGTGCGACGAGGCGCAGACGCTGGCGACGGCGGCGTACCCGAACATGAGCCCGTTCCACTTCAGCCAGATGGCCGTCAAGACCGGCACGTATTCCTCGGAGACGGCGCGCGACGGCGTCCGTAAGGTCAGCGTGAAGGTTGAGCGGCCGCAGGCCACGGAGCGCTTCTACGCGGGCCAGGCCGGACTGAAGAAGGAACCGATCAGCTCCGACCAGGTGAAGATCACTGGTTCGCTGGAGACGGACTACATCGACACGATCCTCGACGACCTGCACACCAGCGATGGCGCGACGTCCCTCGTCTGGGAGTTCGTCGGGCCGATCATCGCGAGCACGTATGCGGAGACGTTCCGCATCACCCTGCCCGCGGTGCGCTTCGACGAGGGCCCGCCGGTCGTCGACGGCTTCGATGTCATCAGGCCGACGTTCAACTTCACCGCCCTGTACGACGGAACGAACCCGGTGAAGATCGAGTACATGTCCACGGACGTCACGCTGTGAGGTGACGTCGTGGTCTCCGACATCCGCATCACCAACACCGGCAGCCTGATCGAACTGCAGCGCCG